TTATTCTACCAGCCCGGGCCACCTTAGCGCCCCATCCTGATCCGGCGTAAGCGTCACCGGCTCCACAATCATCCGGCCCTCATCATCCATGATGTACCACTTACCGTCTATGGTCTGCTGGCCCGTTACCATAGCCCCGTCTGCACCCAGATAGTACCAGTGGTCTTTATACTTGTACCATGTGTCATGTACCATCATGCCTGAGCCATCGAACCAGTACCACTTGTCCTCGTACCAGTACCAATCGTTGCGGACTGGCTGACCGTTGCCAAGGCAATACCGCCATCCACCATCTTCCTGCTGCCAGCCGGATTTCTTTACAGGTTCTGACAACGCTGCCTTGAAGTCTGTCCATAACTGCGGCTGATCCAGCATCTTACGGGGGCAGTGCTTGCGCTTGGCATCGTAGTGCCGGATCACATGATCGGCACTGATACCTGTCTCTGCCATGATCTGGCATACAAGCTCTATGCAGTTTGCACGGGCCTGATCGTAATCTGAGTCTGGGTTGACGCAGATCTCAATGTTGATGCTGTTGGTGTTGGTGACTCCTGCCACCAAAGGCGTACCGTATTGCCTACCTACTGCATAGGCACCGTCTCTGTAATCTAAGGTCTGCACTGCCACCGTATCGTCTACATACCAGTGGACAGAGGTGGACAGGTTGCCATTTTTATGGGCCTGGGCGTGTTTGAGCGCACCGGCACCTTTACTGTAATTATCCGTCTCATGGATTACAATCCACTTAGGGCGGTTTTGACCTGCGTAACAATTTATCTGCTTAATCTCTCGTCTTATCTCCATACCTTATTCTCCCTTAATCACCTGATCCGGTGTTTTCGTGCCGGATATTACAGCCTCCGCATCTTCTTTACTGATCTCCTTCCATAGTCCTTCCGTTCCCATGCTACCCGGCATCCAGGTATTCTGTCCCTGATGTGCACTAATGTAATATTTCTGATCGACTGTAACTACAGCTCCATATTGGTACTGATCACTGATGCCGTCCCAAGGCTCCCAGACAGGGATTTCTACGCCTGTAGGTGGTTCCGGTGTCACACCGCCATTTTCCAACTTGGTCACACGCTCATCCAGAGATTCATATTTTGCAAGTAGCTGCTTGTACAATTCTATCTGTTCTGGAGCTTCTGATTCCGGTTTGACATATTGTTTCATAATAGCAATTAACTCATTTCTTTCATCTTCAGTCAAATCTCCCTGTACCCAGAGAGTATCAATTTTAGTCTGCATATCAGATAATCTAAAATCACCTGATATAATAACATTTTTTACAATATCGTACATTTATACCTCCAATACTGCGGTGCTAATTTCCGCTATTTTCTTGTCTATATAGGATTTTGTATCTACTGTGTAGGTTAATTCCATATTGCAGCCGCCGGTATTTGTAATTTCGGTTTCCGGGGCGTACATCATAAGGGCGTTGAGCTGCGCTTGCTCAGATGGGGAGAGGGGGATTGACTCAGATGTATCTGCCTTACAATACACCTCTGCCCCTGCGTTCAATTCCCCTGTTGTAGAAATATACTCTCCCGTGATGTTTTCATCTGTGTAGGACTCCACCCACCTTGACTGATACACCCAGCACCACACTCCATCCACCTTTTCCAGTTTGTCCCACTTGGTCATTGGCTTTGGTGGACTCAGGGTGATAGACTGCTGCTCTGTGCCGCCCTTTACAGTAACGGTCACAGGCTGGTCGGTTATCTCGATGGGCTGTTCCCAGTCAGGAGAGGGGGACGGGAAATTACCAGAGTATGGTTCGTAGGCAGTGGCAGAAGAGCCGTATTCAAGTTGAATATCATAGAATTCAGCCGACATAGTTCCGTTATTTATGTCAAAACGCAAATATATCATATCGCCTTCTGCAATATCAAATGTTGTCCATCCTTTGTTTCCAGTTGATGAATAATCACTCGAACCATCAGCTTTTTTAATAATAGCAAAGGCCTCGACAGTCTTACTTTTATGAGCAGTTCCCATCGGCATATTACTTTTAAAAGAAAGTGTATATTTTCCGGGATTAAGTTTTAATAAATCATCAGTTTTATTCAAACAGAAGAAAATTACTTCCGTTGTCGTAACTCCCTTTCCTTCCAAGACTATTTTGTCATTATCGACAGATGTTTTTAAATCGTTATTGTCTACCTCATATTTTTTTAAACTGTTAATATCAAACAGATTCTTCCCACTCGTCCGCACCTGCTTCGTTTTACCCCACATAGCGAACCGCACAACCGGCACCCTGGAACTGTCAGTTACTTTTATACCCCCCCCCCCAAGAAATTTTCTGACTAATCAGAGCTGACTGGATATTCACTAATTTGGCACTTAAACGCTGTTCCAGATTTTGAATATAATTTCTGGTATCAGCCACATACGCCACTTCCATGTGCGCCCCTGCGTCATTACTGATTACCGTGGTTGGATAGTTGGTATGGAGGGCCTTGTAGGCAGTAATCTCTTCAGGGGTGAGGTCACGCTCGATGGGGGTTTTGAGAGCATACCGCACAATTACTGGGTTTCCTGCTTCTTTTCTCGCTTTCAGCCAGTTAACCCACGGATCATTGCTTGGATTGTTTTCATCCCAGTCCGGCAGTAAACTCCGCAGAACTCGGAAAGCAATATAATCCCCCAACGTGAAACCAATTATAGAATTGTTAAATACATTACTTGTTATGGTTGCATAATTGCAGATTCCGTAGTTTTTTACAGCATCCCAATCTTCGTTGATATTACTGCCGTCAATGTATGCATAGAATGCCAACGTTTTATAATCATCAGTGTTACCCCACGCTCCTGCTCCTGACCAGGTAATTTCCGATACTTCTTTCTCAGCAACTCTCTGGACATATTTCCCGCGCTCCAGATCAATCTCATCGCACACCCACTGCTGACCGTCTGCATCTGTGTAGTTGCCATCCTTGCTGACTGGCACACCGGGGAGACCGTTAGGGGTTTGGAGAGTGAGGATCTGAGGGATACGGTAGGGTTCGTAGGTGGTTGCTTCAGAACCATACTCAAGTTGCAATAGCTCGGATTCTGTGCATTCATGGGTAGTTGTTTTTCCGTCTGTCCATTTTCCTGCTATCGCACATACCAAAACACCATTTCCGACAGCAGTGTATTTGATACTGCTCTTTTCAGTCCCTTGCTGAAACCCTATCTTATTTAAAAAGCTTTTTGCCTGTTCGAAATTTTCGTATTCTGCAATTCCAAGATACCAGTTTTTGTTTGGGTTTGTGACAGAAAAGGTATACTGCACACCAGGCTTACACGGAACAACATAACCAATTCCATGAGTCTCACTTGATGGTGCATAAGGTAAGGCAACTTCATCCTCGTTGTAAACATGCGGAATACCATTTGAATAATTTGTGAAGTACAATCTCCCTGTTAACAGGTTCTTTCCACCCACCTCCACCGTAATGTTCCCACTCTCACCAGCACTCACTATCGGCACTGGTGCCTCTGGTGTCGGTGTCCCATCCTGCGTACTCTTCCCAAACACCCTCAGCCCCCGGAACGGACGGCCTTCTGCGGCATCATCGGCGGTAATGACGGAGCCGGAAACCGTGCTACGGATTGCCGGTGCCAGATCGGTCATCCCTTCCGCCAGACCGGCTATATCAGTCTTATTCTGGCTGATCTGCTCCCTATCCGCCACAATCCCGGCAGCCGCATCCTCAACCCTTTTGGTCTGCTTATCGCCCTCCGCGGTGACTGCCTCCACTGCTGTAGTCTTGGCCTCAGTAACCTCACTGACCGCCTGTGTGCCTGCCTCCTGTACCGCTGTGGTCTGTTTATTGCCCTCGGCCTTAACAGCTCCCACAGCTGTGCTCTGAGCCTGCCCTATGGCTGTAAGGGCGTCTTGGGCGGTCTGTCCAAACTGCGCAGCTGTCTGCTCCACTGCCTGACGATCTGCCGCCACGGCTTCCCTCATCTGGCTGACTGCCTGCCTATCATTGGCAACTGCCTGCCGGTCTGCCTCCGTCTCCTCAGCGTACTGTCTGGCTGTATCCTCCGCCGCCTCAGCTCCCGTCTGGGCCTGTCCTGCTGCCGTTTCTGATAACTTGGCTGCCTGTGCTGATAACGCCGCTTCTGAGGCCGCCTGCTGTGTCTGGGAGAGCATCCCTGCTACAGTCTGCTTATCCTGTGCCACGGTATCGGCATTGGTCTCTACCTGCTCTGCAAGACCCTGTACAGCTTCCAAATGCTCCGCTGTCTGGGTGGCTGCTTTTTCGGCCTCATCCGCAGCAGCGATAGCCTTATCTCCGGCATCTTCTGCCCGTTTTGCAGCATCATTCACGGCCTCGATTGCCTGGTGGAATATTTCACCGTCTCCCGGAGCCTCAAAGGCTTTCGGCTTGGGGCGTGATTTGACCTGCATGGTAATGCGCTTGATCGTCTCACCGGATGTCCGGTCTGACAGGTATATCCATGCGTGGATGTTGTACATCTTTTCGGCCGTCCATACTGTACTGTTGCCCTCCAGCATACTGTCCGGGATCGTGACGGTTGTTACGCCGTCTTTGGTGGTACCCACACGGGGTATAGCCTCGCCGCCCATCTCTTGTAATGCAAAGTGAATCTCAACCGCCGTCGGAAGATGCAGGCCCTCTATCCTGAGCTGCTGCCCGTAATCCCACTGCCACAGGCCATAAGCACGGGCGTAATCATCATTGTCTGTAAATACTGCTGTAACCATCAGTCACCTCCAACTAAAAAGAGCCCCAGAGTTTCCCCCGGGGCCTGTCTGTGTTGCGACGTCGCACAGCTTACTTATCTTCCGTGCCTACCGCTCTCTCGTCCTCCTTGCCGGCTGCAGGGCCGGTGGTTACAAAAGTGGTATCCTGTGCACCCTTGGGTCTTCTCTTCTGGGCTGCGTCGTTCTTTCTCTGCTCTGCGGTTCTCTTATCAGATCTCTTTCCTGTTGCGTTTGCCATAATCTTTTTCCTCGCTTTCATTTTGGTATGTAATAGTAGTTTCTTTCCGGCTCTAACCCTGGCCGGACGGGAGACCTATGGATCACCTCCTCTCAGGTCTTGGCTGGCAGCTCCGGAAGTCCTGCGATGGACGTTGCCACCGACAGGATACCGGACAGCGCGGATGCACTGGCTACCATAGGCCAGTTGACCTCACCCATGACCGCTGCCGAGCCGATGGTGGCGACAAATGTCTGCGCCATGGTCTTGATGGCTCTCCTGCCTGCCGCATGGATCCACTGACGGGTATCCACGTCGGCCCTAAATACACAGTTCTTAAGCATAGCTCCTCACCTCCTCTCCTCTCAATGGATAGCCTGCGACAAAATTAAAATAAGCCCGGTTGCCAGTGATCCGGCAAGCGCGCTTACTATCGCTGTGATTACTGTTTTTTTAATGTCCTTGTAGGTGTTGCCCGGTTCCCGTTCCAGGGCGTCCAGACGCTTACTCTGGTTGTCCAGGCGCTTCCCCTGCTCTTTCTGTTCCTGGAGCATCTGCTCCATGTCTTTCGCAAGGCCGTGTATGGACAGTACCAGATCCTGGATCACCTTACTCATGTCCTCCAGCAGCTCAATGCGCCGGTTCTGGCGCTGATCCTCATCACGGATGCGGGCCAGCTCTGCTTTTGTTAATTCATCCATCATCTGGCTCCTTTACTGGTTTTGTAATCATTTGAATCATCTCCTTTCGCAATAGTCGTGAACCAGTAATTATAATATTATTTCCTCAATAAAACTGGGGGGATGTATCTATAGCTAATGGTTTTTCATTTTCTATAAATAGAAATGTAACATTTACACCGCAAATCTCGTTTCCATACGCTGCCAATGGTTGGAGAGGTTCTATTACTCGTATTTATATAGCTTAATTTATTCCAATCTAATGCGGGTAATATATGTCCCCTTGGCAATATAACCAATACTGATATAATATTTATTGGCTTCAAAAGTAGTGAGTTGTGAAATGTCAAGTTGAAAATTTCCAATAGAGGCTCCATATCCTCCATCCCACTTAACTTTTGCAATCTCCTCATCACTATTATACGTCTTATATCGACAAAGACTGATCCATGACGGAGGGATGCCATTATCAGGATCATTTTTCCAATATCTAAGAAATTGTCCTTCAAAAATCAACTTACTATAACTTCGTACATCAATCGTGTTTGGGAAAACAATAGCTCTATGGTTCCATGTTGAGTAGTCGCCTTTCATAAGTAGTCTGGTATTCTCTTGCGCAAACAAGTTGATTTGCAATCCCCCAACATTTACACCGTTATAATATAGATCCTGAGGCGTTGGTACCCACCCTTCAAAACTTCCGATAATACCCATTATCGACTCATTCTTTTTGATCTTCTCCGGCGTAATCCCTGCCATATTACGGATATCGGCCCATGACAGGAACACATTGGCGTTCTCGTTATAGTATCCCTGAGGCACCTTGACCCACATCCGCTGATTGCCTGCATCATTACCTTTGCTGTTGCCCCAGTCGTTGTAATCGCCACGGTTGGGCATGGTACCGGTATATTCTACACCATCGTTGTTCGTGAACGTTTTGCCTGCCAGAACATCCGACGGCACCGCATTGCCGCTTCCCAGGACAATCTTTCCGATATTGGCCGCCATCTCCCCAAATGTTGCGGTTGCCGCTGTAGGTACCCGTTTCGCAGTGATGGCTGCGGCAACCTGTGTTTTTCCATCACTGACAGATTTTTTTAGGTCTACCATATCCTCTGACAGACCGTTTACTGCCTCGTTGGTGGCGTTGATTTCTTTCGCCCCAAACTTATCTCCCTGACGGGTATACTCTGTTTCATCTACCGGAGTCACCGTTCCATCCCCGTTTTCATTCAGACGGATCTTTTTTTGTTCAAAAAGAGCATCCACAAAATCTGTTTTTAAAGCCATGTATTTACATCTCCTCCCAATGTCATTTCCAAGGTTGGCCTGCTGTCCATGCCCGACTGGATATTCAGGTACATTTTCAGGCAGGCGCTTTCAATCCGGTTCAGCTCCTCCCAGCCAATAAAGGGCTGATTCTCACTGTATGTCCGCTTTTCTCCGATCTCAAACGGATATGTGCCGGCGCAAATGTGATCCAGATTGTCCTCAAACCGGTTAATCTCATCGGCATAAAATCCATAGTCCTGATAAGTCTTGTCCTGCCCCATATCCTCAAAATCAAACTCCGGCCAGAGTTCCAAGGCCATGTTCCGGATCTCGTTAAGATTGCCCTTAATCCGGTTGTAATCCTGAATATTAAAAAAATCACTTGCCTGCCAGTCTGTTTTTGGCTGTTGCCACATAGCTCATGTCCCTCCTTGCCTTGATCGTTCCGGATAGTGCCCCATTATATTTCAACGTGTGGTCTGTCACGCGGATCAGAAGGTCCGGCACATACTTATTTTCCAAAAATGCAATGTCATTGGCGTCTATCCTCGGTTCTCCCCGATATTGCAGGTTATATTCCCGATCAGCCTTAAGATAATCACCAATCCAGTCCGCCAGATCAGCAGCATGGACTACATCCGATACCAACGGATTCTCCCATGTTTCCGTGCTTCCTGTGGGATTAATCTGGCGGCTGACCTTGGCTTGTGTTACCACATATTCCTTGCCACTTATTACAACCTCTGCCGCTCCTGTAACTCCTGTAAGAGCCACAGTTGCATAGTAAGCACTGCTTTCTATAATCGTTACTTCTTGCCCTTCTTGCGGCTCTGTGAGGGATGCTGATAATCCATAGGACGAGTTAGAAAAATAGAAAGTATACTGGTTATCCTGCGCTGTCAGGCTGATCGTTTCCCGGATCAGCTCCTGTACCTCGCCATCACCTTGGCTGTACAGAGTACGCAATACCTGCAACTCTTTCACACGGGGCAACTTGGTGCCTTCCGGCGTTTTCGTCAGCTCTACACCATACTCCAATACATAATCTGTGCTGTCCCCGAAAGCGATCTGATCCAGGATCACACGGTTATTAGGTGCCCCCTTCGTGAACTCAATCACCAGCTGGTCGAACTCCGGGAACTCATGGCTGATTACTGCTGTCTGTTCCAAATCTCTGACTTCGTAATCTTCCTGAAGTTCTCCGCTGTTGTATGAATGGAATATAGCAGTCTCCGGCCAGTTGCGTCCAAACATCAGCGTAACGCCAAAACACTTATATGCCGCTTCCATCGTAAGGGTAACGGTTGGGTTATTCTGAAAGGTTCCTTTTTCATCCGCTGCCCGATCAGAGACATATCCGGTATTAAGGTACGTTCCTCCATCAGACTGCCGTGGGAGGAAATACACTGCGCCGCCCGCCGTAGAATAATCCCGCCCTGTCAGTGCATACTCATCACGGGGGCCTGCATCCTTGCTTAATATCGTACTGACATGGGAAAAATACGCCTCATCCTCTGATGATGCGGACATCTCCGGCACAAAGCTGGATTTCAGATATATTTTTCCTGTCCGATCCTGATACAGGATACATCGGCCCGCATTGGCAATCAGCTGGAGCGCTTCCTTGTGGGCTACAACCGGGATGGGATTCCTTACAATCACTGTTTTAAGATAGGTATCCACTCCATATTCCCTTGGATCCACTCCGGCGTCCGTGAATACATCAACTGCCAGATTATACAGACTAATCCCTTCCGGATGATACTGTCCCCGGTAATAGGTACCGTCCATGCTGTCAAACCGGTCGGATGCGCTCAGGTTCAATTTCTCATCATCCGCAGACCACTCTTTCAGTGCCAGATTAATACCTGGAATCCATTCTATAGTCCCGTCGTCCAATTCCTGCCCGTACAGCGCCTCTATATCTTGTCCCAACTCAAAAAAGTTAACGCTGCTCTCATCGTTCTCCACATCAAAAGCCCGATCCTTATTACTGACCGTCAAACTAAAATCAATTGTGGGTAATTCCTCCGATATAGGACTGATATGCTCTTTTTTCGTGGCTGACAGAATTTTGCGGCTGTCAAAGTAAATGCCAATCCCCATAGTGATCTGGTTGATCCGGAACCGGCTCTGCCCGTTAACCATCCGGGACGGAGAGAACCGCAGGAAGGTAGCCCCCTCGAAGATCTCCTCGGTCACATAATGGCCGTCTGTATTGTCTGTTATCTCTACTGTATGATGATCGGACACAATGGAAAAATCAACCGGATATGCTTTCCCAAATTCTACCGTCAGTCCCTTAATATCATACTGAACCGGAAAACGGATCTCGATATCTCCCAGAAGCTTCTCCGTCACAAGTCCCTGATTGAGAACCACTGCATCTGCCTCATGGGGCAGGAAGTACATGGAGCCATCCACCTGCGTATAATCCTCATCACAGGTACCATACAACTCCTGTACCTTGTAATTGTCCATGGGTTTCTTAAGGTCGGAAAAATAAGTATACTGATCCGGATCTGGAATATATGCGGATGCCTGTGCCTCCTGATTGATAAGACCAATCGTAACACGCAGATGGGATAGAGGATTGCGCCATTTGCGGCGCATAACCTCTTTGTATTTGCTGCTTGCTGCCTGCATTATTCAATCACCCCGCAGTCTACCAGATTAACCTTGCAGTCCTTGTACATAGTCGGAAGCCCGTCTTCATCTTCTTCCCAGACCTTGGCCGTTCTATTTCCGGGATACATCCGCTCTGTTTTCCAGCCTCCTGTCTTCATATCCGGAAACTTGACAGTTACTACGAATTCGTCAAATTCCCGCAGGATACTTCCCCAAGTGGCAGCATCCAGATAAGACCACTGCAGGCCGTCTATCTTGTCCTGATCCCGTCCCACTCTCTGTCCTACAAACTCTCCCAGGGCGTTTTTGCCCTGGTTGACGTTGGTGGCAATGGTGAGACCCGGCCCCTGGTCATAAGAGGGGTATTTGTGCCCGTTGATATAGATTGCCATGCTGTTTCCTCCTTATGTTGGTCTGAGCTTGTAGCCGCTGCGCTTCTCCAGATCAGCCAGCTGCTTCTTGATTTCCCTGATATCCACATAGACGGTCAGATCCATCTGCTCGATTAACTCTATAATCTTTTGCAGAAGGTCTACCATAATAGCAAGGTACTGGTCGCTCATGCCGCTGCTGTTGCGTGATGCCATTGCAACCGCACGGTCTACCATCTCCTGCATCTTATCCTCAGGTGCCACAATCTCGCCATAGTGCCGGTTGTCACCAATCATGGCAAGCTGTGGCGTGTTGGCGCGGACAAAGCCGCCTTGTGCCAAACGCGGAAGGTTGATATTTGGAATATTAGGAATGAGATCTGCACCGATTCCAGGCACTTTATCCGCTACCTCATTCACAGCATCAATCATGGCGTTAATAGCATCAATAACGCGGTTTGCCATGCTCTCAACGCCGCTGATAATCATGTTGATGATGCCCTTTATATCTGCCCAGATGCCATCCCATATTTCCTTGGTTTTGCTTCTCACAGTATCCCATACGCCCGTGATCGCATCCCGCATGGCTGTGAATTTCTCATCTACAGCCGTTTTGATGGTATCCCAGAGGGTAGACAGGGTACTCTTGATTCCTTCCCAGATCTCTGAGGTGGTAGATTTAATGCTTTCCCAGATTGTGCTAATCGCATTTTTGATCGCAGTAAACAGGGCAGTTGCAAGGGATTTCAGCCAGTTCCAAATGGTGTTGAGCAGGGATTTTATGCCGTTCCAGATGGTGGTTGTAATATTGGAGATATTCGTCCATACTGCCTTTATGGTTGCGTATATCGTATTGACAGCTGCCGTAACAATGCCTTTTAAAATCTCCCATATACCAAGGAAAATTTCCTTAATTCCTTCCCAGGCCATTGTCCAGTCTGCGGTGAATACGCCTACTACAAACTCAATGACTCCGCTTAACAGCGTGATAAGCCCTTCGATAATTGGAGTAACAATCTCAATAAATCCGAAAACGGCTTCTACAATCGTTTGTAAAGCACCAGCAATTACAGGAGCCACATTGGCTATAAACCACTCAATAAACGGTTGCAGAGCACCTGTCCATAATTGAGTAATAGCATCCGCTACTTTTCCACCAAAATCCAGAAACTTATCAATGAGCGGGCTTAAATAATTGTCTTTGACTTCAACAAATTTATTCGATAAATTCTGTAATACTGGCAGAAAATACGCATTATAGACATTGAGCAGCAGAGTTCCTATCTCTGTAAATCCCTGCTTAAATGCTGCCATCGTGGGAGCTACATGACTATCATATGTGGCCCTGACTTTTTCAAACGTCTCAGAAATAAGGTCTTTTATTGCGGAAAATACAGGCTCTATTGCTCCAAACGTGTCCTCCAGCGTACCTCTGATGTAGTCCGCATTTTCCACGAATGGCGCCGCAATAATATCCAGAATATCCGCAGCAAATGCTCCTGCCAATTCCGAAACGCCCATAAAGGATTCCGAAAAAATCCCTATAACATCAGCAGTGATCTGCTTTGCGCTGTCACTTCGGAAAGCTGAGAAGATAGTATTAACAGCCTTGGAAAAATCACCTGCAATCTGAGCAACATGGGAACCGATATCAAACATAGATACCAGATATTCCCTGATCCGCTCTGCATTCTGCTGCAAATACAAACTGATGCCGCCCAGAAGATTGTCCGCTATGGTTGTGCCGATTCCGGCTACAGATCCGGCGATCTGACCCAGACTATAAGAAAACTGATCCGCAAAGGAATTTGCAGCTGTCAGCACATCTGGAGCCGTAAATATCGCCCCAAGGCTCTGCTTAATCCGATCAACCGATGCAAGGATGCTGTCAAATACTGATGTGTCCCCAAAGCCATCCCAAAAGCCCGCTGTAAACAGGTCTTTAAGCTCCTTAGCCCTGTCGATCAGCGCCTGGTACTTGCTGTCCATGGCATCCAGAGCAGATGTGCCAGCCGTCCCTATATCGAACTGGTCTACATCATATCCGCCTGCAGCTCCTCCGCCCGATCCACCTCCATCGGTTCCAGTGTCAGGGTTAATGATATTCAGCTCATCAATCCCTGTAGTGACACTCTTCATGTCCTTGGCAGCCTTCTTAGCAGCGCTTCCCGCTCCGCCTGCAGCTGCATTAGCCTTGTCCGCAGACTGTGCCACATCTTCCATTCCTGCGGCCGCTGCACTGGTTCCACCGCCAGATGATCCCTTTCCGGTAATCATTTCCGTAAAGGCTTTGAAGGCATTAGCCAGGCTCATCAGCTTACTGATAATGGTATTGATTACCTTAATAACCGGGGTCAGGACATTAATCAATCCCTGTCCGATGGTGGCTTTCAACGAATCAAACTGGAGCTGTAAGACCCTTACCTGATTCGCCCATCCGTCAGAAGTCCGGATAAAATCACCAGAGGCGACGGAAAGCTGATCCTGCACAAACTTATACCGCAGGGCCACCTTCTCCATCTCGGACATCTTCGCTGTGGTCTTGCTGTACCCATTCGCCAGAGCATAAGCATCAAGGGCACTCTGGGTCATAACCACGCCCAGATCCTTTAAGGTTTCTGTTTCGCCCGTAAATACCGATTTTAGTTTAGTGTAAGCTTCGTCCTGACTGATATTATAGAAAGAGGCCACATCCCCCGCCAATCCGGTAAGGGTTGTAGCCATCTCATAAGCAGCCTGTTCACTGAATCCAAATGATTTTGCCATGGCTCCGGATGTACCGGCGAACTTCTTCGCCATGGTTTCGGACAAGCCAAAAGAAGCCGCTGCATTCTTGGCGAAATTATCCACCTGTTTGGACATCTGGGGAAACGTTACGTCCACCACGTTCTGGACTTCCTGGAGGTCAGATCCCAGGCGTAAGCAATCAGCTCCAAAGTCAATCAGTTTTTTTGCGGAAAACGCCGCACCTAAGGCAAACCCTATCTTTTTAAGCGCTGGCCCCAGTGCACCAGTAAGCTCTCCAGAGGTTTCTTTTGCCTGTGATCCGATACCTCGTACGCTCTTTTTAACCTTTTCGGAGGATGACTTGCTATTCCGTTCAATCTCTGACCATGCTTTTTTCATGGCTTCCGATTGGCTCATTCCCTGCTTCCGATAAATCCAGGCAACAGAGGAAGCCTTTGATTTTGCACTTTTTTCGCTATTCCTTAAAATAGCTTCTATTTTCTGTCGGGTTTCATCAGCGGAAGCATCCACTTTTCTGAAAGCTCCGGCCATCTCGTCGCATGACCTCTGGCATTTTTGTGCTGACTTTGAAAAGGCTTTTTCAAAATCCGCCTTTACTTTCCGAGATGTATTGTCTATTGCTGTCTTGATTTTTCCTAATTCCAGCGATATGTCAAAACTAATGGATGCATCAGCTGCCATATGTACCACCTGCCTCTATCTGTTACTCAGACATCGGCACATAATGGCACTACTTGTCCGGCTGTATATCTACCTCGAACTCCTTCTTGCAATCCCGGCCCTTACATCGTACAAAAATCCCTTTTGCACAGGCGTCAGGATCATAATAAATAGGCATCCGGTATCCGCAGTATGGACACCGGATCTGCTTTCTTACTTTTTCAATTTCCGCCACCTCCTACTAACCGCACATGGCTGCAAACATATTTTCCAGCTCTGCCATGCTCTGCTCAAAGGTTTTCTCGTCCATGGTTTCAGCCCCTCGGTTCCTCCATTCGTCATAGATCCGGCGCTGATCCTTTGAGAAGTGCTTGATAACATCCTTATCCGTTTCGGATCGGATTGCTACTACGCGCCCCAAAGCGGTCTCCGGAGATAAGCCGGCAATCAGCGCCTTAAATTCATCCCAGGAGACTGATTCAAACTCTTTCGTCCTGATTCTTAACCCGTACTGCGACAGGAAACTGGATACAATCAGATCCCAGTCCTCAAACAGATCGTAGTACGGGTCACTGCTCTCCCGGTTTGTTGTCTTCTCCCAGAACCAGATTAAAGGCTTCCTGTACCACAATAATCAGGTCATTAAAGCTTAACTTCAATTCCTTTTCGATCACATCCCTTGACGCCTGAGGAAAGACAAGCTCATAAGCGCCAATGGTTTCTCCTGTTCCCGGATCATCACCAGACATAATTCCCATCACCTTAAGCATAGTCGGGGCATCTGCATTAACTTCCAATTCCCTTCCCTTGATTACAAGGCAGGGATTCTCATCAAAGCTTAATCTTTCTGTAATATCTACTCTTCTTGACATTCTTTCTTCCTCCTTCTGTTCAGCCGCCAATTCCCGGAGCTGGTGTAAATTCCGGCTTGCCATAACACGTTACCTCAAATTCAAGGGTGTCAATATTCGTGGTATCCCCGCCTCCGGGTGTGGTTACGTTGACAACTACGGTACAGGCCAGCTTTGCCCCGGATACCATGACCCACTCAAATTTTGTCATAACATCCTGCCCGAATTTCCATGCAAGTCCTGCAATGTAGTCATTTCCAGGATCCCCCACGGATCTCTTGCCCTTAAAAGCAAATGACAGCTTCTTTCCTGTCATAGCCGACTTAGCCCAGCCTTTTGCATCCATGGCGTACCATTCCTCTACCGTTCCATCAATGGATGGAGCAAAATTTTCAAGGTCTGCTGGCATCACCATATCCTCATCCGAACTGGTCACGCCTTTGGTTCCGAATTTAAACTCATTGTTGTGTACCGGATAGACTTTAGCTTCTCCTGCCATTTCTTACCCTCACTTTCTCTGATATACAAAATCCAGCCAGATTACATACTCGTATACCCCGTTATCATCTGTACCTACCGGCTGTGGTTCTGGTACCTTAAGGCTGATCTGATTAACATGGGTATCGCCTATCATCGGGCTGGATACGTTTCTAAGTTTCTCAAATAATTCATAGGCCGCCTGTTCTGAGGCCCCTACATCCTTATCCCAGTGAATCAACAGGGATATGCGGCGAATATCATAGGAACTGTACTGTGGGCCTCCCAGAGCCGTCACAGGCTGTCCAGAAGCTTTTCGGGGATATACGCCTATGGAATGCTCCCTCTTGTTGTCCATCTTGCCGATGTACACCATGTTGTACTCCCCAAGACCGGCTATGTATCCTCTGATATCATCTAAGGTCAGCATCACACACCACCTGCCTTTTTATAATTCTCCTTAAAAGCTTTAGGAACAAAATCCGCCTTACTTCCTCCGGGCAGCCAATCTTCAAACCAATGTCCCTTTGCATTAGGGTTTTCATCTGTCTGGAAGTTGTATTCCGGATGGTAGTACAGCCTCCGGGCATATGGTGTGCTTGTTACCAGTAATACCTTCCCCTGAGAAGATTCGCTGTAATCAACAAAGGTAGCGTCTCCCTGCAAATGGCCTGTATCAAACGGCATGACCTGTGCCTGTACTACCTCTGTATGCAGGTCCTCACCAGTCTTCTTCAAGGCTGCCACTGCCGCCTGTGTAAGTTCATTGATCCGCGCCATATTCAATTTGACGGAAGATTTCACCTGCATCAGATCACCTCCAGCCGGCAATAATTGACCGTCCCGTCCGGATTCCGAGCTTTACTTCCCCGATTGATCCGACGTACTTCACCGAACACCGTCACTGTACCACCGCTTAAGGAAGGCCAGTCCGGGGCGATATCCCCAGGAAACAGGGCTGTACCTGTGATCTGTACCAGCTTCTTTTCATCCGTCCACACCGTTTTAGCTCCATCCTGAAAATTGCCTAGAAGGTCAAGATCCAGAACCTTCTCCGGCTGTCCGTATTCGTCTGTCCCCTCAGATTCCAGATGCACATGGATTTCCGTCTTGCAGAGCCGTTTTGGAACTAAACATGGATATTTCATCGTCTCACCTCGCTAAACGGCAGCACAGCCCTGTCTGGCACAGCAAAGCATACACATCTCTCTTCATGGCAACTCCCTGTTCTGTATACACATTCCAGGAGCTGCCAAATTGAGCAGATACGCCGTTGATACTGTAGCTTTGCAGGATCGTGCTGATCTCGTCCGCATTTTCGTATTCAAAATCCGCCTGCTGGCAGACCACTTCCCGGATTAAATCCTGCTGAAACGGTGTAAGATTGGAAATTCCCCGGCCCACAATCCGGTTGAAGGTCAGGGAATCAATATGGCGGGATGCCTGTCGGAGAGCGCCAGAAAGCTTATCCTCCGGGATCAGGCTCCCGCCATACTCATGCAAATAAAAATCAGATGCAGCGTATGGCTCATATGCCATATCACCCACCTGCTTTCTTGGACGGTGCCTTTTTACTGGGTTCTTTGGACGGTTTGGGTTCTTCCATATTTTCAGGTTCGCCCTCATGTTCAGATGCTCCCGCATCCCCAGTCTCTTCCACTGTATAACCGTGTTTCCTGAACCAATCTAACAGATATGGATCATCCGTTTCCCCTACTCCGCCGCAAAATGGCACGGATGCTGATACTCCGGTATAATCTTTGTTGGGGCTATACACCTTCATGCCTTATACCTCCTACTATTTCACTTTAATGTTACGGAATACACCTGCCGCCTTGGATGCTTTCAGCGCAATGGCTGCATTCATTTCCACTTCACCTTTCTTTACGGCTCCGGCGGTAGAAAAATCAGGAAGCCAGGTCTGGACAGGGGCCACGCCTGCGAAAGAAACCGCGTGAAGTCCATCCATAGCCAGACGGGCTACATAAAGAGAGGTTGTTCCTGCATCGTCATCAATCCCGACCACCTCATCATTGGTACCAGGTTTTGTTTTCATGTCCACAAACGGGATACTGCCATAGTTCTCCACCTGGTTTCCCCAGTTATCCTTTGTTACCTGGTACATACTGGCACGTCTCGCGCAAGCACGGAGCTTGGAGATCAGTTTATTATTTCCCATGATGCAGGACGGAGTACCATCCAGACCGCCAAGGAACTCATCCAGCATATCCAGAAAATACTGGTAATTCTTAGTGATCATTTCGGAGGTAGACAGGTCAATGCTTCCTGCCTTGTTGTACTCTGTGCTGCTTCCTGTCAGCGCCTTATCCAGGCCATCAAAAGCTTTGGAATCTTTTCCTGTATCACCGTTGATGAATGTATCATTAAACAGTGACTGCGCTGCCTTGATCTTCTGAGCCTGCTGCAGCTCCACCTCGCTTACAATGCCTCCCATGCTTGCAATCACACGGTCAATCTCATAAGAACCGCCAAACACCTTAATTTCAACCGTGTGGCGCTCTTTGGTTACCTCTGACGGGGTGTATTCCTTGTTGATCTCACGGAACTGTGCGGTGGGCTGTGTCTTAAGACGGGTATAGCTGTAACTTGGCGTTGCTCCTCCGCCAGTCGGTGATACTGCATCATCAAATGGAATGTGCTCCAAAATCCAGTTGGATTTCTGGAATTCATCAATCACGCCCATCTGTAGGTCATCCTGCACATTCTTTTTTGCTTCTTCAAGTGTAATCGCCATTATTTTTTACTCTCCTTTCTCATCTGCGCCCATGCCTAATTTGGCTGCGATCGCTTCCTTCATCGTCATACGACCACCTTCTCCGCCACTGCCTCCATCCGTTTCCTTGGCTCCGATCGGGAAGAAGCCTTTCTTTGCAGCAGGCTTCTGCTCCGCCTTGAACAGGAATGGCTTACTTTCTTTCAAAGCCTTTACCTGCTCATCCAGACCGGTCACTTTTCCATCATCGCCAAGGATAAGCTTGTTTCTATCAACCAAACCGGCTACCAGATCGCTATCCTGCGCAGATGCAGAAATAGCCAGCTTAATGGCATTGGTCAGCTTAAGATCCGTAATCTCTTTCTGATGATCCAGATCCTTCTGCTTGATCTGATTCTGGAAGTCTGTGATCTGCTGGGTAAGCGCTGCATTGTCCCCGGCAGTCGTTTTTAATGCCTCCAGCTGGGTCTTGTAGTCATTGACGGATGTTTCCAGCTGTTTACGCTGCTGCTCTGTCTGGTCGTATGTGTCTTTTGCTACATACCCCTCCAGCTCCTTTTGGGATTCCTCTGCAGCCTTCTTGGCAAGAGATTTCTCAATGCCAAGGGCTTCAAACTGTTCCTGCGTCATTATGACACCTTCCTTTCTTCCGGTTCTTTAACGCCTGCCGAAAAAAGGCGAAAAAATAACACCCAGGCCCCCGCCTGCGTGTCTATGACTAATTTTATAACTTGCTATGACTTAATTTTTCCGCACCTCACACACCGCCTCACATACCCACCATAAGGGCCATGGCGGCGGCACCAGTGTTTACAATACTGATGGTGGCATCTACACTGCCGAAACCACTGAAATAATCGCTCTATCATCTGCCATATCTCCTTTATTTTTTGCTTATCCAGCATAACACAATGATCGTACAGCAAATAATCATTGTAATCTGTACGGATGTTGCCAAAATACCACCTCCCCTTCCTGTTGCGACGTCGCAACGCCCATTACATGGGATAACAGATATTCTCCCACTTCTTATAGGCATCAAAGTATAGCTCCTTCTTATCACCGTTATACGTCAGCTCATAATACATACCATCAGACACTGGCGTACTGAGCAGGGCCTTATGATTCTGGAGGCTCTTGCTGTACCAGACTACAAACACATCATTCACCGTCATAACCGGAGCTGTGTCTGTCTTATCCTTCTTCCGGTTGTAATACTCTGATACCTTAGTTTTACAGATATTTAAAAATTCCTGATTTCCCATTGTGATTCCTCCTTGATTTTGCGTACAAAAAACCACCGGCCATTACTGACTGGTGGTTTTAAATGCGTCCTTCTTTTTTCAGTTTTTCGATTTCCTCCGGTGTAAGTTTCCGAGGGTTGGTCGGCATTGCTACCCTATCCTGAAATGCCTTATAAGCCTCTTTTTCTTCCTTTGTCATCTTCATATAATCACCTGCAATTGAATTACATTTTCTTTCTTTGATATTACTCTAAAAATAGTTCCTTTGTCAAGTAGCAGTTCTCTTTGTTTGGGATACTTACTAATATCCTCAATATATGCTCCCCTACTCCCTTTAGGAATATAAATAACCACCTTATATGGCTTTTCCAGAGCTGCTCTTTTTGACACAGAAGTACTGATAAACTGTTCTTCTATGACTAAATCATTTACTTCAAATCCAGAATATAAATCCACATCCAAATTTCTGTATGCAATAACATCACGTTTAATTCTACTTTTATTCAGCGCACCGCTTATAATATCTGCATAGATTCTCAATTTTTTATCTTCCGGCAGATCTCCTCGTAACATAGCGTTTAACCTTTCAAAGAAACGATTCGGCTTTTTATCCCCAGAATTATATGTGTATTTCTGTATTGCGTACTTTTCATCTTCTGAAAGATTTTCTATCCATTCTTTTGAATCTTCTCTCAGAACATCAACTACTTTTTCCTTCGGTAAGGCTCTGAAATTTGCCAATGGACGTTTTGACTGAGCATATTCATGGCTATTCATACCTCCCGTTTTAAAATGTGCCCGCTTCCATTCCTTTGCTTTTATTCCATAACGCCTTTGATTCTCCGCATCCAGCGAATACTCAGCCAGCCGTTCGTACTTCTCTTCCTGCCGCTTCGCATACTGCTGTTTCTGTTCTGCTTCGTATTCCTGTCCGATAGCTTCCAATTCTTCTCTTGTCCATGTATCGTCCGCTGTGGAAATACCCGGAAAATAGGTTGTGTGGCTGTCCTTACAGCGTGGATGATACAGACCGCAGCTGATTGCATAACTCATCAGAGGATATTTCTTCCCAGTTTCCAGATCCACCCCGTCCTCAGGGCCGCCGCTCCACACATCATCGATCAGAACCTTCCCGCAAAACGGGAGACATTTGGGGCAGGGATTCCCACGCTTGTTGACAATTACCGTGGCTATTCCCCATTCCTGCCGCTTCTCTCCCTCGCCTTGCAGGTAAGCCCGCTTACTGGCTGTCCGGATTGCCATATCAGCATAATCAGCCAGCGTATGACGGGCTCCATTGATATACTGTACGCAGTTAAGGCCGCGGAATAACATATCCTTCGTAGCCATATCCACAGCCTTCTCATAGGTTCCTGCGCCTGTATTGGCGTATACCTGAGCGTTATAGATCGCCTGCCTGTAATCATCCTCTGCCTTGCGCAGGATCGCCGTCTCAGCCTTCTCCATATCGTGGATGGTAGCCTCGATCAGAGCTTCCAGCTTGTGGTCATTCAGGCGGAAAAACTCTCCTGCCATGCCCTTACTGATCTTCTTATCCGGAAACCCCTTTTTAATCGCCTCCAGGATTTTTATTTCCTGCTGCATATTCCCTGTCTCTCTGGCCTTTCGGATCAGAAGGTCAATTTCACCATTTATCTTCTGGAACTGCTTCCTGTACTTCTTCTGGTTGTTCCGCTTATACTTCTCCAAGGCCTTAAGCTGCTCAGTCTGCCACATAGACCATTCATAGCCCTCTTTTGTTTCCTCGGCCCTGTGGCGGTCCATGTTGCGTATCATGGAAGCGATCAGTTCATCCTCAATAGCCTTGAAAGCGGCTGTGATATCGTATTCCGTCAGAGGAATCACCTCCCATTTGCATATACCTTATACCCCGCCGCCTTGAATTGGCGAATCAGCTTTTTCAGCTGGGTAATGCTCTTGCAATGATCGAAGCGCATTTCTGCCTGCCCGTCCTTTTCAATAGCGTACACCCCAAAGGGAACCTGCTCACTTCCCAGCGCCAGAAGACTCTTGTACCGTTCCTGATTCACCGCCCAGACCTTTTTCCCTATTGTCACCACCATCTGATCTGCCTCCTTCTGTATTCAACTGAAAAGAACCGGCAGACTGATTGATCCCCGGCTCTTCCAGCTCTGCAATACCCTGTTCTGTTTTCAGGCGTTCCACCTCTGCGTCCTTTTCTTCCTGCGTCCAAGTATCTCCATACAGCTGATCCACAGAGGTTTCCAGGGACATTACGCCGTACTGTTTGGCTTTTCCCACTGTCTCTACTGTGGTACCAAAATCAGGAGAAGCGTATTCACCGAATTTTACTGTCGGCTCATACTCCCCTGGTGCTTTCCCACACATCAGATCATAACATTGTAATACCACCTGGATCAGCTCCGGAAGCGTCTCATTCAAAGCATCTACAATCTTATTCCGCACATGGAGTGTCACCTTTTCTTTCTCCCTCTGCGACTCGGCATTATCTGTCTTTTTGAGATCAATCCCCAGAGTAGACGGGGATATGATACCCTGCAACACCATGTCCAGAAAACTGGCGTAACTGCTGACATATGCCTCGTAGGAAATCTGTGGCTGGGAAATCTCCACCTGCTGATTGGATTTCTCTGCCATATTATCCCCGATAGCAATAAAATCATTGTCAAATGGATTGGCCGGAAGCATCTTTCCGTCAACCGGATCTCTTGGTATCAGATTCTCTGGTATGTAACGTTTAATACGTCCCATCCGGATCGCATCCATCCACTGGCTTATTACCTCGTCCAAACCATCCAGCACGTCCGTCTTCCCGTCAAATAACGCCTTTCCACGATGCTTATATTTGATTGATGAGAATATTTTGAGCGGGACTGCCAGCAGCAGATCTCCCTCTATCCCTATATCCATCAAGTGCGCCGTTTCCGGAAGCTGCTTTAAGGATACCTCCCGACCATAATCATCATACAGCCTGTACTTGATGTACCCGTATCCATAAGTTTCTTCCAACCGCAGTTCCTTGCTTCCGGATCTGTAACCTGTATAGAACTTAATCTCCTTAAGCCGGGAATGACTGTATACATAATTGACATTTTCCGCATCATAAAACTCAATGATCGGGTAAGGGCTGCACTCGTCTGCCGTAATCTTGAAAGCACCGTCTCCAGAAGCAAGCGTCCCGGAAATGCCCTCACCGATCACATTGTTAAGGTCGGCCCCGTCAAATATTTTTTTCCAGATTTCCTCGGTTTCCAGTTGCCCTTCTCCGAAGGTTACTGCATCCATATCAGCCAGAACAATATCCTTGTACCGGTCCACAACCGTAGACACGATTCCGCTGTGCATCTTACGAACGCTTCCCTGAGCTGTTGCCGCCCAAAATCTGGCTTTCTCTACATCCCAGCGGGCTGTCTTTTTAAAATACTGCTCCAGTTCCGCGCTGTCTCCCCGGTACCATAGCTTATTTCGGATCACATCTGCCAGAAACGTATGGGGTTCTATGATTACAACCTCTCTTTCTCTGGCTGGCTGGATCCGAAAGAGTTTTTTTACAAAATTCTGTATCCAATTCATCTGTTTCACCCCTTAAAAATCTTACTCTGATAGGGAATCCATGCATATTGCACGGAGTTAACCATATGATCGTTTCTGTCTTCTGGCACGTTGTCCTTATCTTCCATCCAGCTATAGGAATCAAGCTCTGCAATGTAATTTGTGCAGGTGTCCACCACATAAAAGCATGGCTCTATTTCTGCACTATCGTCATATGCCATCCATCCCAGCTGTGCGTTGATGCGGTCAATGATCTCCATCTGTTTCCATGCGTTATTAAGCGTATAGACGCATCCGTTCCGGCGCTTATATTTATTCCACTCCTGCATGGTTGCCTGATCTGCATTATCCAGGAAAGCATTCCTTGACAGGCCCCATTCTTTCTTGTTTCGGTCCAGAAAATCAACCAGATTCTGAACCGTATCAGATGGGGCAAGCGGCACTTCCAATGTGGCATTGTTATACACTTTTTCTGCCAGCACAATGCAACGTCCCTTATTCGTGATTCCAAGGAATGACATTGCTATTGTATCCGGAGATTTCTGAGAGTAAGACGTATCAACAGCAGCAGAAAAATACATGAAAAATTCCTTTTTTCTTGGCTCATCTGGATGCTGTATGAACTGTTTGGCCCATTCCTTACTTTTGGCATGGTGTGCTCGGTCAAAGTTGCTGAAGACCAATCCTGTAGCCTTCCCCCTCAGCCCCAGGATCTTATTCTTCCAGATTTTGGTACCCTTGGGCGTATTGGCTATGATCTTGTCTATCTTTTCTTTCGGCAGGCCAAGGTTATGGACAAAAGAAAAGAACCAATGCACCCAGCCGGGTTTTGGTTCTTCTTTCAGCTCGTTTCGGATTTCCTGTGGCGTTTCCTCTTCCCATTCCGGCAGAGGCCGGGAACAGTTGATATATTCCCTGTATACGTCCAGGTTTGGATCATCTGGATTGAGGGTTGCCATAAAGTAATCACACCGCATGGCAGCCTCACGGACAAAATCTATATCGGCTGTGTTGACCTCATCAATGTACAGACAGCCGTACTGACCACCAAGAGCCTTCTGCCACTTCTTTTTGTCGCCATATCCCATGACATATACAATCTTATCGCCCTGGGACGTGTGAAACAGAATGTGGGGGATCTTATCGTCCTTGGTACCGTTGCCGTTATATTCAGCAAGCACGCCGAAGTCGTCAATGATTCCCAAATCCTTGTTAATGATGTTCTTCTCGGCGGTACCTGTATCCTTAGCGGCTATGATGTGCAGCTTCTTGGGAGACTCTGCTACCTTAAGCATAAATTTAAACAGGCCTACCGTTGTCTTTCCGGCAGCTGTAGTGCCCTCCAAAAACTCCACAGGGGCATCACAGCGTAGGAAAGCCTTGTATTTTTCGGACAGTAACAGGCGTTCGGCGCTCATTATCCATCACCACCGTGCATCTGCTGGATCAGATCGTCCAGCTTGGTCTTTTCTGTTTCCAGAGTGCCAGATACCTCCAGCTTGTCCTTGAACATGCCAAGGTGGCGGCCTGCCAGATCTAACGCTTTTGTTTTATCCCAAAACTTGATTTCCCTTTCAATCCCCTCTCCCCCGTCTTTGGTCGGGAATCTCTTTACCTTGACTGATGCTACAGCTGCCAGGTCTTCCGGAAGTGCATCCTCTCGAATGGTAGCCTCATCAAAATTAACTACCTTCGCAGGATTTACCAAGGCAATACAGGCCAGCTCCGTCAAAATCCTGTCCTGATTGATACCTGTCCGGCGGGACCGCTCTGCCATGGCTGTTTTAATCGCGTCTGAAACTGAAGTTTTCTGAAGTAGCTGATATCCCATCTGTTCTGCATTGCTTGGCCTATATCCTGCCCGGATGGCGGCCTGCGTAGCATTCAGGTCAATCAGATATTCATCCACAAATAGTTTTTGTTTTGGCGTTAATGCCATCAGGCTCACCTCCATTCCGATATCTTGTGCTTATCCCCATGTTATCCACAATATGTTGATAAAAAGAAAAGCCCCTGCCGGAGCAGGAGCCTCTCCAAAGGAGAAAAATCATGCAAAAGAAAAACCAACGGACCCTCCAGGAATCGAACCCGGGACGATGTGGTTTGCAAGCCACCTGCTCTACCACTGAGCTAAGGATCCACATTACCAGGTAAACTGCACTCTCATTTTCTGAGCCGTCTTGCTTTATCCGATACCTGGCGTTTCGGACTCAGAGCCTCTCATCCTCTCCTGGAGGAATGCCCGCAATCTCAGGAACTGGAATCGAACCAATGACCTCGTAGTTGTATTATCGCCGGCTTCTACGTGCTCTACCACTGAGCGATCCTGAGAAAATATATAGGAGAAGGGGGCGTCCAGCCCTGGGCCGGAACCAGAGCCAGACGAACCGACCACCCGGCTGTAACACCTGGCGGCCGACATTTCGGTAAGTATGAAAGCCGCCGGCTGTATGCCTTTGGCTTCATGGTACACTATAACATTTTGAAAACGGACATTGTGGACAAAACGGACAAATTTTAATTATTTTCCATAAAACGAATAAATTCTTTCCGTATTCCCTCTTCTGTAGCCTTCCGCCCCATCTTCATGGCCACCTGCGCCCATGTCATATCCTCAAACACCCTATACCGGATAATCCGCTGCATCCTGGGCGAAACTGTATTGAGCCATGCTTCCACCTGGCGCTTAATCTTCTCTGCGTTCCGGATCCGCTCTGCCAGCAGCTCCTCCATACGATCCAGCTCATCCGGATCCTTAACAGCTGCATACCCAAGCCCTTCCAGATGATAGGTCTGTAACGTGTAAGGGAACTCATGCGCAGAGCCCTTAACACTGTCCTTCTGCATCTGGCTGCGGCGCTTCCTCAGCTTCCGTATCTCCGCCTGGGTATCCTTAATCAGCTCACAGGCATCTATGTACTGCTCTAATATCTGCTTGTCCAACGGTATCACCTCCTCGCCCTCAAAATCCTCTGTCTGGCCTCGTCCCACTCAGCCGCCCACATCTCTATCTCCACCCGGACAATCAGGTACCGCTTCTGGTACAACGTTCCTATATTTCCATAATCGCTGACCTGCTGCCGGTTCTTCCAGCCAAACATCTTGCAGATCTCTGCACCGCTGTACCGCCCCACAAGCTTCCCACAATCATATAGGTCATAATATACTGGCCCCGGCATAATATCACCTCCAAATCATCAGCACCGCCATCAGGGAGCCCCAGACCATCAGGTATTCCCAGCGGTCAATATTGTGCCGTATCAAATTGACCGTCCCTGTTATGGCCCACAGAATAATTACCACGCCCTTAAGTACATTCACGGCCATACCCTCCCTGTCTTTTCGTCTCTTAACCTGATCGTGTCCTCCACATGGTAGCCCATACACTTCGCAGTAAAGAGCATCATGCGGACAGCCTTGCGGTAATCTTCTGGCGGCCTGTCTGCCTCCCGGATCGCAGCTCCTGCGGCTGGATCCGGATATCCTTCTTGATTCTTGTACATTGTGTTCTCTCCTCTAAATCTCAGTTTTAAGCATATCCTTTTGTTGTTCCGTGTTCCACCCAGAAATCTCCATAGTTTCCGTATTGAAAAACTTTTCCACTTAAAGGACTTTCCGCTAAGAGAATAATTATTCCGTCTTTTTGGGGGTCATAACCATTCTTTTTTGCAATATTCATAACTTCAGCAAACGTCGTAGTTAGCTCTTTTCCCTCGCTGGTAAAATGTGTTACATGTTTTTTTCCAAAAATGATATGTAAATAGTCGGCATACCCTATGCTATCAGTTAGTTTTATTTCTGCCATATTACTTTCTCCATTAAATCTTAATTTATCGTATCAAACATACTGATCTGATCAGCTGGCTCCCAGGCCAGCATTTCAGTCTTTGCCCTTCGATAAAAAGTACGGTCAATCTCAAAACCATTTCTTTGCCCTGCATCCATATCTTAGCCATATCTATTTTCCTTTCTGCAATGCCTTCAAAAACTCCACCAGCTCCGTCTCGCTGTCTGGGTACCGGCTGTACGTTTCATGGCGCTGCCATCTTCCATAGGCCCCAGATGGATGTTTCTCTGGCTCCGGTCCTCCAACCAGATGAAGGTATGAGGATTCATAATCCTGCCCAATAAACTCATTATGATTGGTGTAGACCTCTGCGATCAACCTTGCCCCGTTATCAAAATCATACTTGTAGTACCTGGCGCCAATATGCTCATCTGCATACCATAGCCCCCATGACCTATAATCTCTCAGCCAGGCCTTGCGCTGGTCATTATTCTTCATCAGCGGAAGCTCCGGCTATTCAGGTTCTTCCGGCTCCGGCATTTCCAGGTCACACAGCATCCCCGCAAGGGCTGCCACCAGTATTTTCTTCTTCCGGAGCAGCTTTGGCGGAAGCTCTTCCACTGCATTGACCTTCACCATTTCATCCAGGAGTGCCTTTTCCTTTTCCAGCATCTCCCGGAGCAGTTCCAAGTCTGTAAGCTCAGTATCTTCCTCTGGTTGCGACGTCGCAACACTCTCAGATTCTTCCCCGCTGCCATTTTCGCAGCAGATTTCCTCATTCTGCTGCATATTCGCAGCATCCTCTAATGCTATGACATTCCACATAGACTGAATGGATGCACACAGATAGAACCATTCTGTATTTCCGAGGCATTTTCCTGTGCCGTCCCATATCTGGATATAATCCGAAAACAGATTGATATGCGCTGTGCCATCCTGAGCAGGATCGTTGAAATACCACGTTTCCTTAAAACGCTGTTTTAACTGCTTTTCTGATTCTGTCACCAGCATGACACGATTTTTGTAGTCTTCCCGAAACCAGTCCCTAAAATGTCCAATCAAAAACCGTGCAAAGGCATTGCAGTACGATTTTGGGGTAGTATAGTCCATCTTCTCTGAGTTCTCTTTTCCTGGCTCTTCCGGCCGTGTTTCCGACGCAACGCTCTCCACCGGCAGAGGCTCTACTTCTGGCATAAGGTCCTCCACGGATATCTCACAGCTCTGTACGGATGTCCTTTCTGGTTCCGGCGTCACATCCACTGTGTCCATAGTATTCTCCGGCTCAATCCCCGGAAAGTCTGCAATGCTGATCTGTCCGGGTAGCTCCACATACGGGATTTCCTTAGGCTTCTTCATGGCCCGTATCTGCTGTACCGTCATATCCGGAGTTACCTGCTCCAGCTGCTCATCGTCCAGGTCCAGCATCTCCTGAAGCTGCGATTTGCCGAAATCTTTGTACCGATCATCTAGTATGGGGCTGCATCCACCTTTTGAAAACCGGATGCACCGTTCTATATGACGTTTGGTGTTCGATCTATGGAATCCAAACTGGTCAGCAGCATACTCGTTGATGTTGCTGTATCCTCCCTCACGGAACAATTCCCTGTCCCGTACATACATCAGCCAATAGCCGATGGAGATTGCGCTTTGAACGGTTGTTTTAAGATCTGCCCATATGTACCGCCCGATCTCATCCAGTGGGATCTCCATCTGGTACCACTCCGGGCCTGTATGGTTAATGATTCCTGTCTCAGGAACCATGGTATTCTCATCTTCCATCTGTCTCCCCCTCTCTCAAAAACTCCCTCGTCCGCTCCATCATGATCGCATCATAATCTGTGTCCCTCTGTTCAAAATTGTGGAACTGATTCTTTGACTGCGAAGGCCTTGTATTATTAACTGGCCGTGCTGAATCCTGCGACCGTGCAAGCCATCCATTGATGAATTTCTGTATCCCGCGCTGGGTCTTCCGGTTCTTTGGATTAGCATCCAGCCATCCGATCATCTTGCGGAACTCCTGATCTGTATCAACAGCAGGGTATAATCCACGGTACTTCTCTACCTCTTCTGGCATCACAGGATAGAAACTGCCATCAATCAACGGAAGATTATAAACCGCATCCGGGCGAGGGCTGTCTTTCAGCTCCGAGCATATCTTTTTATTTTCTTTTGTTTTCTTTACTTTACTTTCCTTTATGTCATTTTTCTGGGAACTATCTTTATTTTTCCGGGAAGAATCCGCTAAATTCTCAGAAAAATCAGAATCAGGGTTCACCTTAATAAAGGGTTCCGTTTCTTCTGCTTCTAAAAGCCAGAAACCCTTTATCCGGATCGGAGTTTTCTTCGCCCGCTCTTTTACTGCGAGCTGGTATCTCCTCTGTATTCCGGGTGAGGTGAGGATAGTGTCCGACTGAAAAAGTTTGTTATCAAACAGTGACCGTTCCAGTAAGAATTTCAACACCTGCTCTATGAACCCATCTGTGAGATTCAGTTCATCGGCCAGGATGAATTTAAGATCATCATTCCACTGCATATAATAGCCGTTCTTGTAGATCTCACAGAGCAAATAGATATATACCGAGACCCCGTTCACGCCATATCTGGCTTTCAGGATCCGGATTTTATTATCCGTAAAAATATTGACATCTAAAGGGAAGTAATCAAGACCTGTCTTCCGCTGTCTCGCCATTACCTGCCCTTCCTTTTTCTTTCAATGCCTTCCCGGCCTCCGCCTCTTTGTATAACTCCATCCAGTCCACGAACCGCATCGTCACCAGCCATTCGCACCGGTCTTTCCGATGGAATACCGCCGGAAGAAGCCCTTTGACGGCGTCTCTGACTGCCTGTGATACCGCATCCAGAAGGTTCAGCTTCTCTACCCGTTTACACTCTATATGGATACCCGGGAGCCCTACCACGTCCGCATCGCCGGAGGCCCCGCAGTACTGCTGCCCCCTGCGGCAGTCATAACCGTACTCCCTCAGGAGCCCTGCCAGCTCACGTTCTCCACGCTTGCCTTTCTCTCTCTGTGATTTTCCCATGATACTCCTTCAAAAAAAGGGGCGGCGGTCAAAAGGTACAAACCCGGCCGCCCCGGCCAACACCTCAGGTCATTTAATACCGTGACATATCAAATCCCACCAAAAGGCTGCACTGCTTATCCGATGATTGTAATATGGTCTCTTACATTTGGCTGCATATGGGACACTGCCTGCGCCAGATATGCCTTGATATTTGCTACTGCCTCATTCCTCCAGAGGCCGTTCTGTGCCTCTTGGAGCATAAAGGTAGGCTCTCCCTTGTCACCCACGCGGAACACGAACGCACTGGCAGGCTGTCCCACCTCCTGGAAGGTACGATACGGGACCAGTGTCACCGGATTCGGCACCTTCACATCTGCCTTTGCTGCTGCGCCTACCGTCATAACAGCCACCTGGGAGATCCCATCATCTGCATAACTCTGATCGTTCTTTCGTTCCACATTCCCGGCCATCTTCTGGACCAGTTCCAGATCCTCACTGGACTGGAAATTGGCCTGCAGCTCGATCATGAATGCCTCCTGATCGTACCAGTGGCCGAAACGGAACTCATTTACCTCTGCATTTACCTCAAACAGGCACTCTCTTGTACGCTCTGCATCCAGCGCAGTGATCAGACGCACCCGCTTGGGATTTACGATATGGATAATCATATCCGTATCCTTCGGGAACTCCTCATAGCAGGCCCCGATGTAGTCAAGAAGGGCGGTAAGACTGGAAGCCTCCAGTGCCGTCGCCTTGTCTGTGTTGTCATAACGCTTTAAGCTCTTGTTTGCATATGTATGTCCGCAGATCTCAATGACCTCGGTCTTCTCGTTTTCTCTTGCCAGCCCCTCAACGTGCTCTAATGCAGCCTTTAATCCTTCCAACATGGTTTTGTCCTCCTTATTCTTCTATGTTTCTTGCTTCATAACAGTCGCAGCAGTCCTGATACATCGTATAGTCTCCGTACCCTTCCGACTCCTCACAATCACAGATGAAATCCACATCATCATCATGCAGATGATACCTGCAGGTTCCGCAGCATTTCTTTTCTGATGCCATTTCCCTCTCCTTATCTTCCATATGCCTGTCTTAAGTCAATCGGCCCGGCCTGTACCGGCTCTTCAAAAATCTCCCCTGTTTCCGGATCAAACTCCGGTTCCTGCCGGACATCCGTATAAGCTGCCGCAGGTGTCTCCCTTATGGAAGTTACCTGCGGAAGGCCGCTTCCGGGCTCCGACATACTGATCCGCCCAGTCCGCCCATCCTGGCCTACCAGGAATACGGTCTCAGATTTTTTGAATCCTGCCAGCTTGGTGCTGACTGAGAAATCAACTTTCAAGTTTCCCCGGCCCGCGGGCTTGAATTTAATGTTTACCGTCATTCCCCGGACGGCTTCCGGATCCGTGTTAGGATCCATGATGTTGCGTCCGATCTGGGTCAGAGCCATCTGGAACTTTTCTGCCAGCTCCCCGTTCGCTATCGTATCAAACGTGATCGCCATATGCTGTGCTCACCTCCTTCCTTATCCAAAGAATGCACTGGCAGCATCCTGAGGCTGTGGCGCCGGCTGGGATGCTGGCTCAGGAGCAGAAGGCTGTGCAGGCTCTGACTGCTCTATTGCCTTCTGCGGCTGAGGCTCAATAATATCGCCTGCTGTGTAATCTGGATCAACCGCTCCGACTTCCTCTGCCACATACATTCCTGCAAACGTCTTTGGAAATGCCTCGCGGAGAGCCTGCACAACCGCAACTTTCCGGATCATGGTTGCAGGCTTTTTCGACCACTGGGAATTCAGGCTTCCATCCTTCTTCCGTCCCGCATATTCATCAAAAGCAACTTCAATGCGAAAGCTGTGACCCCTGTCCTTGCGGAATACTTCTGCATATCCCCCGACCAGTTTCTCACCATCCAGTTTCAGAGTTCCCTGACGGTAAATGATCTCCTCTGTCTCTTCCTGCTGGACGATAATACCGGCCTCCATGCCGTCATAGTTTTCGTTGGATTCTGCCCGCTTAAAATATGCATCTTTACCTACAACCAAAGTCGCTGGCTCGTTTCCGTACTTAATGCAGTACGCTTCACGGAGCCAGGGATTCAGGCCGGTAAAACGGCACAGGTTGATGAACATCGCCACTTCCTGATCGGATACCCGATCCTTGTCCCCACTTACCAGATAATTTTTTACGGTTCCGGGGGTAAGCGTTACCTCCATCCCGTTTGCCATGTATTTTGTTACCTCTACCTTTTGTACGGGCTTCTTTGCCAGACTGTTATTTACTGCCATAACTCCTTATCCTCCTTAATTCTTCGGTACCGGCTCAAACCGGATGCCGTTATCGTTTAAAAATGCCTTAAGTTTCATCAGCTGCGCCATGGTGGCATATACCCGGAAGTCGATCACATTGACCGGATTCTCTACCGTTTCCATCTTCTGGGGCATTTCCTTAGGTGGCTCCGGTTCGGTTGCTCTTCCGGCCTGCATAACCCGGTCGGCCTCTGCCTTTCGGGCGGCCTCACGTTCTGCCTTCCGGCGTTCCTGCTCCTCCATGTACAGGCGCCGGTTCTCCGCTTCCGCCTCCAGCTGGTTCCGTTTTGCCATGGCGGCGCCGATATCATAGGTCTGTAAAAATACCTGCTTCATATCCCCAGCATAAGGGCTGTCCACCTCATTCAGGATCGCCAGACCCTCATCTACCTTCTGGATCAGTGCAAGGATCTCCTCTTTGATGGACTTCATGGTAGTGGATGCATTGGCATACTGGGGCTTCATCACCCGGTCAAAGGGGAGGTACTGGCCGATATCATGGATATTGGCCTCATAGAACTCCTTGATCTTTGCCGTCTTTTCTTCCCTCTGGCGGCTCTCATAATCCTTGATCTGAGTATCAATCTTATCAATGGCACCCTGGACGATCCCGGTCAGCTCCTTGATCTGCTCACCAAACAGCTCATCCGGTTCCAGAAGCTTCTTGCGGATCGCAGTCCGCTCTCCCTTCACAGCCTCTACAAACTTATTCAGCGTGACCCGGTCGGCCTTGGCTGCTTTGATGGTTTCATCTGTGTAGACGGTTGCCGCATATTCCTTAGCTTTGGCTGTAACCTCTTCCTTCAGCTCCTCGAAATTCCATTCGATCTTCTTTAAATATCCGCCTTCCTGCGGATTATAGATTTTTAATTCCATACGTTCCTCCTCTGCCTTTATATCGTCGGGAGAAGCAAATCCGGCCTGTGGCCTTCCACTACGCAAGTCCAGAAACGCTGTTCTGCTTCCACCAGATACCGGATATCCTCCTCAATGTCCTTTCTTTCGATGAAATAGTGCTTGACTGTAATCCGCAGTTCCCCATGCCATTCGCTCTTAAGCTGGGCTTTCAAAACTGCAAAATCATACTCTGTCACTGCCAGATAATGGAGCACCTGGCAATAATAATTGTCCGGTATCTTACCATTCCATTTTTCACGCTGCATACTCTGTAGAATATTAGTGGTCTTGATTTCCAGTATCCCGCGTCGTCCCTGCTCATCCACCAGCTCACCATCCAAAGAAGCATGCATCCACGGGTACCGATCGTTGATGAACATATTATCTTCATCGTAGAATACCTGATATTCCGGGAAATCCATGGCGAACAGTGCCCGCAGATGTTTTTCTGCTTCTGTGCCGTACCGGACATAATCCTTATCTGAAATATCCTCCGGCATCACCAGCCCCATCTTTTCTTCCCACAGCTGCACGTTGTCTTTGTACGGGTTCATACCTACACAGGCGCTGGCATCCGACCCGCCGATATGGTTCTTCCGGCCCTTAAGCCATTCCTCCCGGCTGGCAAATATATGCTTAGTGACTGCCATCCGCAGTGCCCTCCCTCCTCATAATCTTTCCGCAGTTCGGACAGGGTGTAATCTCCCTAAGGAGGGACCACATCCGGACACCGCAGGAGCAGGTCAGGAAGTAAAACGGGGATGTGATCCTGACCTGGCTGCCGGGGTATGTAGTGGGGCGGGTCATTTGGACAGCCTTTCCAGGCATTTCTCCTTCGCTGCTTCACCTACGATACGAGCTAATTCTGTCAATACATGAACAGCACCCAAATCATCAACAGCCATACTGCTAACTGCATCCACCATACTTTTGGCAAGACATTTAGTAAGATCATCTGAGGATATGTTTTCTCTCTCACCTATGCAGATCACCGTTGTGTCCACTCCATCCTTCTCCTTATTGCCTGTCAGACAGATTGCAAAAGCAATCTCGCTTTCAACTGTTTTTTTGATTCCTTCATACGAAATTGTTGTGTTTACCATTGATTTTTCTCCTGTTCTCCCTCATAATAGAGGGTGTTGACTTTTATTTTCTGGACCTACCACAGTTGCCGCTGTGCAGGTCCTTTTTTATTCTTTTCCTCTCCCTCATATTTCTATAACCGTCCGTGTTTCCTGATCGTAGATCAATCTCAGTTTGTCTCCATTCACATCTGTCAGCTCTGCTTCATTCTGGCTCTTCATCTCAAATGATATATTGTCCATCACAAGGCCTCTCTCTTCCAGTTTTTCCAGATGTTTACGGATCTTAAATTCCGCTATTGTCTTTGCTCCTCTAACCATCCTTTTCTCACCTCCTCTCACAGTGCTATTATTCCGGCAGCCGCCAACAGCAGCACCGTCTCCATCCCCAGGAGGAACGCCATCACCATAGACAGCCGGCCGAACAGCCGCACATCCTTATGGCTCTGATCCAGCCGTTCCCTCATGATCCGGCCCAGCTTAAGGATCTGCGCCTCTTCCTCCTGAGTGACTACAACACCCTCCACTGGGGGCTGGTACTTAATTGCTTCTGATTGCATGATTCCCTCCTTCTTCCGGCTGTGCCACCGGATACTTCTCTATAAATTGTTCCAGATCCGAACCCCGGATCTTTTTCTGCCCTAATAACAGGTACGGCAGCTGTCCGGTGTTTATCAGTTCATATACCTTTGAGGTATTGACCCGTAAAACCTGGGACGCTTCCTTGACCGTATATAATGGTTGATAGGGTGCTACCATCTTTTTTCACCTCCCTTGTCATTTCTTCCCCTCTGCCCTATACTGGTATCTATCAGCACCGCCATGCTGAAATATTTACGAAAAGAGGAAATAACATGAAGCCCACTCAAATTAACGTAAACGGCTACGATACTTACTGTATTGATCGCATTGACGACGAATGTCCTCATTTAGTAATTGCGATTCCACCCAACGCTGGAAAAGATATCTCCAAATTGTGTGGCTCTATAATTTGCAAACATCTAATTACCAGAGTTGACTATCAGATGGTTGATGGTGCTCGCTTTATCCTGGCCTACTATTAAGCTTCCTTAAAAGTAACCGTCAATTCTGCACACTCTCCCGGGACACCTGATGCAAGCTTCTCATTAACAAGCATTGACAGCGGCCAGTTCTCAGGCCCCGGAAGAGTTACAACAACGGCTTCCTGAATAAATGGTTTCCCATTGATTTTTAGAACTCTTTTTTCGACATCTATTTCAAGCTGTCTTATTTCCACCTCTCTCACCTCCCGTCCTCAGTCTCTGCGAAATACTCCACCGGAACATCAAAATACTTGGCGAGGATTAACAGCTTGTCGAATTTAGGGGAATATCTACCATATTTCCAGTTAGTCAATGTAGATGTAGATAAACCAGTTTCCTTTGCAATAGCATAGTCAGTTTTCCCTACCTTATCTCTTAACTCTGCATATTTCTGATACAAAAATATCACCACCTTCTATAGTTTTCTATTGACATTAGCTAAGATTTCAAATATAATAATGGTGTCAATCAAAGTTATATTGAAACCTTAGCCAATCTCTTTTTAGCTTTCGTTTTCAAAGCTATGTCCACATATTAGCATTGATTTCAAAGTTTGTCAATAGTTTTTGGCTTTATTTTCAAATCTATTTTTTGAGGTGCTATATGTACGAAATTTTTGAAAAACTGTGTCAATCTCACAAAATAACTCCCTATCGAGTTTGTAAAGAAACTGGTTTAACTACCGCCACTATCAGTAATTGGAAGGCTGGAAGATATACCCCAAAGGCAGATAAGCTTCAAAAAATTGCCGATTTCTTTGGAGTAAGTATCGAATATCTTATGACCGGAAACCCGGAACAGGAAGAAAAAGTTATTTCTCTTACCAGCAAAGATGAGCGTGATATAGAGAAAATATTAGACCTAACCAAAGAGCAACTGCTCTCTCAAGATGGCTTAATGTTTGATGGAAAGCCTGCCACCCAAGAAGCTATTGACTCTATTCTTTCGGCCATGCAGATCGGTATGGAGTTGGCAAAGAAAAAGAACAAAGAAAAATACACACCTAAAAAATATAAAAAGGACTGATGGCTTATGGATATAAAAAAGAAAGCGGACAGCTTGGCACGAAAATACCAAACCCGCAATCCGTTTGAGATTATTCGAGGATTGAATGTAATCCTTGTCTTTACTCCGCTGATCGACACCAGAGCCTTTTACCAATATTTTCAGCGTAACAATATCATTTACATAGACGAAAATTTATCTCGCCATGAACAAGCATTTGAATGTGCACACGAAATGGGGCATATGTTTCTGCACAAAAAGGCAAATACAATTTTTATGGATACTCGAACAGGATTAAATACCGACAGATACGAGAACGAAGCCGATACATTTGCTATGGATTTATTGGTAGATGATGATACGCTTGCAGAATATCAACAATATAGTATTGAGCAATTATCACATATCTTGGGATACGAAAAAAGATTGATTGAATTGAGATTAAAATAGCCTATGGCGTTTTAATAAATTTTATTGAAGGGAGAAAAAGTATGGAAAATAATCAGAAATACTGTAAGCACTGTGGAGAGCTTATTGATAAGGATTGCGTTGTCTGTCCTAAATGTGGTAAACAGGTAGAAGACTTAACATCCGCACACGACAAGAATATCATCATAAATAACTCCGCATCTTCCAGTTCCAGTGCAACCGTACCGGAAAAAACTGCAAAGAAATTACCTTGGTATTTAAAATGGTCTTGGATATTCATTCTTGGGCTGTTAACCGGAGGTATATATTGGATTATCGGATTTATTCTCAGAGTAAACTGGAAATCCAAAAACTAATATAATATAACGCAAAAACCGCCCCTGCGCCAACAGGAACGGCTTTTAGATAAATTCTGTACAGGCCACGGAGGGCAAATACAGTGTATGATTTAACCACCTACATTGTACCATACCTCCACACACCTGTACAGGTGTATTTTTTATACCCAAAAATGTGCGACGTCGCAACAAATAAGGAGGAATGATTATGGGACAATTAAGAACACGCAAGCGCGGAACAACCTGGGAGTGGTCTTTTGAGGGAGCACGAATCAATGGGAAGCGTAATTCCATCAGCAAGGGCGGATACCGCACTAAGGCGGAAGCTCTGGCTGCCGGAACACAGGCAAAGGCGGAGTATGATAATGCCGGATCCCACTTTGTACCATCTGAGATATCTGTATCGGATTTCTATCAGCTTTGGCTGGAAAAATATTGCAAAACAAATCTCAAAATAGATACCTACTTGAATTATAAGAAAAAAGTATCTCTCCACATCACTCCGATTCTTGGAAGCTATTATTTAAAATCTCTAACCCCTGCCATTATACAGGGATTCATAAATGATAAATTCAATGCAGGGTATAGCCGAAATACGCTATCCGTGCTCAAAGGCCTTCTGACAGGTGCCCTTGACTATGCCGTAGAGCCTATGCAATTCATTAAATACAATCCTGCCAAAAGCGCAAAATTGCCACCCAAAAGGGCAACTTCCCAGATACCTACACGAAAAAAGATTCGTACTCCCATATCCTCTGAGGAATGGGGCATTATTATCAGCAGATTCCCGGAAGGGCATTCCTGCCATATCCCTCTACAGCTTGCATACCGATGCGGCTTACGGCTTGGGGAATCGTTCGCACTTACCTGGGACGATATTGATTTTGAGAACAGCACTTTGAGTGTCAATCAGCAAATTCAGAATGTAAACGGCGCTTGGGTTTTCAGTAATCCGAAATATGATAGTTTCCGAACGATTGAATTAGATGAAAAAATGCTCAGCCTGTTGCGTAATACATACAACCACCAAGTTAAAGCAAAAGAATTTTATGAACAGTATTATGCTCAGCTCTATGTGGACGATCAATGCGCCCTGAATGCCGATGGACGCGGAAAGCCTATTCATATGGTAAACTGTCGTGAAAATGGTACCTATATCCAACCCAGAGTTATGCAGCACTGCTGCCGTGTGATTCATTACAATCTTGGCTTTAAAGATTTTGACTACCATTCCCTCAGGCATACTCATGCAACTATGCTGCTGGAGGCCGGTGCCGATATAAAAGACGTTCAGAAAAGATTAGGGCACAAACATATTGATGTTACTCTTGATATATACAGCCATGCAACCCCTCGCATGGCCGCACATACGATTGATATTTTAAATCAAATCGAATAATCATTTGTCTACCACTCAAAAAAGGGTTGACAAATGGTAGACAAAACCGCATTTATATCCCAAAAGTCATAAAAGAGGAACCGTCAAAAGACGATTCCCCTCTCTGTTTAAAGGTTCATTTTTCCTTGTAAATCCAAGGTTTTTTATTAGAACTTTCCTTCCTTAGCAGCTTCTTCGATGGAAACAGCTACAGCTACAGTAGCGCCAACCATTGGGTTATTACCCATACCGATCAGACCCATCATCTCAACGTGAGC